GTATTAAAAAGTTCAATAATAGGAGAAAATACTCCCTTAAGAACCGTACCAGCAACTCCCATAGTTTGAGATAATAAGGATGGGTCTTCTTTTAACCATTCTTTGTCACCAAAAAAGAATTTAATATTATTTTGGGCATCATCATTTAAAGCCCTAAATTGTTTTTTGGCTTCTTCAATTGGCAACTTGTTTAGTTCTCTGCCTTTGTTGATGGCAAGTCCAGTCTGGTTAATTATGTCTTGAACCTCTGGTGGATAATTAAATTTAGTTGCAGCATTGTAAAGACCAGGCACCGTCTTGGCAGCATCTTCAGTTATTCTGCGAGTCATTAAAGTCCTTGCTCTAGCAGAATTTGATAAATAAGTTCGGCTTCACCAGTTGGGTCTGACTGTGCTAGTTGACGCATAATTACACTTGGTCGTGTATCTGGCTCTGGAAGATTCATTAGCGCTTCAGAACCAACACCTGCGCCTTGCTCAATACCAGAAGTAATTGGCTCTCTTGGTCGGGTTGATGTAGCAGTCAAAGGAACAATGTCTGGTGCAGAAAAAGGAGAGCCAGCCATTGGTGCAGAGGTTTGTTGGTCGTATGTTGCCTGACCCTGACCATATGGTAATCCCGAAATGTATTGTGCTGGCTGAGTCATGCCTTCAGTGGCTCCACCATCAGTGCGCTGTGAAAGCGCTCCTGGGCCAGAAACTGGAGCCGGATTACTTGGCTGGCGGTATCCGCCTTGTGGTGCACTAGTCATCTTCGTAATCCTCTTCTTCGTCTACCATCTCTTCAAATTCTTCATAGTTAATTTCTGAAACCATCCCGCGTGCTAACCATGGAGTCATTCCATCATTAGCCTCAGATAGGATGTATTTCTGTCCCTTGAAGTCTGCCCATTCGGTAATTAGTATCCAGTTGGTACAAATCTGGTTTGCACCGTCCGGGTCTTCTTTTGCAAGAATCTCAATGGCTTCATCAAATTTCTTTTTGAATGCGTCCCCAGCCATCTTCCCTACCTTCTATTGATTGTACTTACTCTTGCGTTGCCTTGACCGCTAGCGGTTAGGCTGGATAAAAGAGTTTGTAACTCTGGTCGTCCTTGCTCTATAGGAATGGGGCCTCCTGCCGGGGCACCGGGAGCAGAGGGGACGGGCGGCTCAGCGGGAGACGCAGCCCCAGCAGGAGGAACTTGTGGTGCAGGCGCAAAGACACCAGCAACTGCTTCTTCAATTGCTACGCCTTTTTGCCTTGCCTTAATGACATCAGATACCTTGCGGATGATGTCGCTGGGGTCTCCGCCCTGGGTTGCAATCTGTGGAATTGCAGAAGCGTAAGCCTGTAAAGAACCGACTAGCGCATTACGCATTTCTTCAATTTCAATCTTCTCTATCTCTTGAGAAACATTGACACCGAATGGTAATTCACGCATAGCCAAGTCTTTAGAAATAAGTTTTGCTCCTAAAGCCTGGAGCATAAAGATAAGTCCCTGTGCTGGATTTAGACCTGCAAGCATTCCGTATCGGACATCGGCTGAGAAATCTCCCTTGATGTCTTTGCTTGGCAGGTAGGTAATCTCATATGGCGAACCAGCATCTACGCCACGGATGGTTTTGCTGGTATTAAAGACAACCTCATCTGCCTCAAAGCAGATGCTAATAACATCTCTTAATACGCTAGCAAAGACTGCCTGTGCACTTTTAACCTGGGTATCAAATGCACCCATAAGTGCTTGAACGCCTTGACCAGTAATGATGCTTGCATCAATGTTTCCAGTACGGCCTTCTGGGTAACGTGCTCCTACGCGGAGTTCTCGGTTGAGAACTTCCTGCTCAGTAAATGCACCAGGAGGAAGGTTAATATCAACACGGCGCACCTGCTGTGGTGAGTTGCTGCGGATGACCGCATCTCCACCAAACTGAAACTCCTGCACGTCCAGAGGAACAACAATCGGAGCCTGAACGCTTTTCTCTGCTGCCTCCATAGCAAGGAGTGCAAAACGGTTACGGAGTAACTGAATGCCAAGTACATCATCAAATTGACCGCGTGCTTGTCCATCAATAGATGGGCGCTTTGCGACAACCACGTTCATCTTGCCAAGCAAATTGCGTGCCTGGGAAAGAATCATGTTGTCTCTGTTTGGTAGATAGACAACCGATTGGTCTTTGTCGTAATAGCGAACTACATCCAGCAAAACGTTAAGGTCTTGCTTGTAGCCTTCCTTCCCTAAGATTTCATAACTGAACTCAGGGAATTGCGCTACCAGTTCTCCCATAGGGATTTGATAACGCTTAGCGAAAGCGGTGCAACGGTTGTAGCGGTCAAACTCGGGATAAGCACCCACTGGACTTTCTACCCGTATACGCGGCAACTTCGCTTCTTCGTCCAATTCAATAATGAAAGGAACGAAACCGAATGTAATGTAAAAATCTGCACCCTGGTACATCTGTACCTGAAGTTCAGAATGGTTAAAGTAGTTTGCTGCAATACGGGAACGCTTATCAGCGAATGACCTAGCGCGGTCTGAGGTTTGGTTTGCAGCCGAGCAGTTAATTGCAGGTAGCGGTGCCATAACTTCTGACAGGTCTCGTGCAACAATGTCAATAAAGTTAGCAACTACGTTAGCGTCTACGCCTTCAGGAAAAAAATCTGGGTAAACCTCAGTAATTCTTCCTTGACGTACAGCCAACACATCACCAGCACGAGCGTCACGCTCTGCTGCTCTGTGCTTTAGCGCGTCAACGCGTGCTGCAATTTGGTCAATGGATAACAATTAAGTTCCTTACTTTTTCTTTTTCTTTTTGTTAATAGTTCCTATATCTATTACACCTTTATATGCGCGTCTTTGTTTTGCTTTTCCAACGGACCAATCGGACCTATTATTTTCTAATGCTCGTACATAAGATTCTGTTGCATAGTATTCGTGCTTAGAATCATTGTATGGATTTGCTTTTGTTTTAGCAGCAGGTTTTACTTTAACATTTGACTTGGGTTCTGCCTTTAGGTTTGGCTTTGGTTTTACTTTAACGACAGCCTTCTTTGCGCCCTTCTTAATAAGTTTAGTTAAAGGATTCTTCTTGGGTGTAGGCATGTTACTTGCCCTTCTTTTTGTTTACTTTTTTTGTTTTGCGAAAATCTTTAATTTCTTTTTTCTGGTATCTAGCAATTTGTTTTTCACTAGACCACTTGCCTTTTTGTAAACGAGCATTGCTTTTTTGTGATGCGTACCCAGGATGTGAAGACCAAGCAACTGCATCTGAATAAGAATCTTTAGGATTATATTCCATAATCATTTCTACTTTATCTTTATCATACATACGCTTTGCATTACCTTTAGAAAGTTTTGCATTGGCAGCCTTAAGTCCACGCTTGGTTGCTGCATCAGTTGGTGCTTTTGGCTTTGGCTTTACCTTAACAACGGCCTTTTTTGCGCCTTTGGATTTAGTTGTTGCATAAAAGAAAGCCTCGTCCATAGCCGCTCTTTTACCTGGAGCCATCTTTATCTTTTTTGCGCCCTTTTTAATAAGTTTAGTTAAAGGATTCTTTTTAGGTGCTGGCATTATTTGCTCCGTTTCTTCCGGGTCTTGTTTAACTTAGGAATGGTCGGAACAAATGGCTTAATGTTCCTGCTCATTCTTTTTCTTTTTGCTGGGTCTGGCTCTGCCAATATTGCCCGTGCCTGGTCTGCATAGTGCTTAGCCATGCCAGGTGGTGTTGGCTTGGGAACTTTTCTTCCCTTGGCTACAGCCTTGATTGCCCTACCCGCTAACCTAAGTTTCTTGGTAGGAATAGGAATGGCCATTTGAACTGCCTCTACCACAACCTTTTTAGTTGCAGCGCGTTCTGCTGCTAGTTGTGCTGCTTTGGCTGCCGTTACCTTCTTGCCTGCTGCAGCACGACCTTTTTTGTTCATGGGGTTTTTGGGGCGTGGCATTACTTGCTCCGTTTTTTAACGGTTGTATTCTTTTTTACTGGCATTGGAGTTGTTTTACGACCAGTGCGTGTTCTTTGTTCTGGAGTTCCATAGTATTTTCGCATTATTTGACGGCTGGCTTTTTTACCAGAGCGGGTTGCCTCTTTTGTAAACTTTCCAAGATTCCGTGGTTTTACCTTTATTGGCAAATCTACTGGCGCAACAACATCCCTAAGCATTTTCTTTTTATATTCATACTGGTAGTTTCCGCTAGTTTGGTAATCTGCAATGTCATTTAACTTAGCAAGTCTTTTTTCTACTTTTGCTTTTCCCTTGCTAACTGTTTTTTTGACACCTTTTTTAACTAAACCAGTTAAAGGATTTTTTTTGGGCGCTGGCATAATCTTTCCTATCCGTAGTTTTCTTGCCACTGCTCTGCATAGGCTTCATCTAGATTTACTGTGTATCGGTTATTTTTATTGCCTCTGGTTGCCCAGCGATTGTGTGCAAACTGCACAACCCTGCTACCGGCCTGGATTAACTCTCGTGCCCTGATAACAGCAAACCATAGCGCCATTACGCAGTCAGTCTTTGCTCGTGTTTCAGGCTTCCAGGTCAACAACTGCTGAACCAAAGCCTTGATACCTTCAGAGCCATCCGTAGATGGCAACTCAATAAGGTTGTTCTTTTGGAACTTACCTTCACGCTCAGTGCCAAAGAGCGTTGACATACTGGCTACGCCAAAGGATGTATCCCATTTGTTCTTGCCTGTGAAGTGTGCTTCTAGCCGTACCCCGTAAACCGACAACCATTGTCTTAGGTCATCATCTAGTGAGTAGGCTTTCTGGTGTGCGTTGATTTCAACGCGCAACTCCTGCGGTCTATACCGCATAACCAACTCTTCTATCTGTTGGCGAATCTTTTGTGGGGTAGGTTCTGCCATATTGACGCAGTCAAGAACGTAAATCCTGCCGTCAGAACGGTTGTAAGAAACAACCACCCATGCTGCGTTGCCTGCCATAGCAGGGTCAAAGCCAATAATCGTGTAACTATCTACCTG